CCATCATGGCCAGCCCTACCTCAAAGATGGCACGCCAAGCGATGTTGCCGAGACCGCCGACCTTACGGGCCAGTAGAATGATGAACGTGCAAGAGACGCATTGCAGCCCGGCCTTCTTGATGCCGACCGCGTCCTTAGGATTGGTGTCCTTTGCCTTGGACTGGGCGTTCAGCTTGACATGCAACTCCGCCACCTGCTTGCTGGTGATTTCTTCCCGGTCCCGTTCGTAGACCTTCATCAACGCCTCCAATTGGGCTTGGTCAGTATCATCCTCCATCGCCTTCTGCATGTCAATCAGTTTACGGTCCATTTCGTCCATACTATTCTCCTGCTTAACAAAAAATTGATGTACACTGGGTGTAATGCCCAGAGATAATGTTTGTTATCCGACAGGCCAGATCGATTTGGCGATCAAGGCCAATACCGCAAGTACGACCACACCGATTGTGGTCATGACCGTCTTGCGTCCTGCGTTTTCTGACAGTGTTCTGAGGTTGCGGGCAAACTGCATATCCCGCTGAACCTCCAAGGGATTCTTGGCGTCAATCCCTAGTGCGATCAAGGTTGTTTCCACAGCCTTGCCAGCGGCCTTGTTCGCGATATCTTCAATTTCCTGAGTACTTAGTATATGTTTTTCCATTATTCAAATACCACGTAAGCGTCTTCCGTGTCTACGGGCGATTCCACAAGTACGATGGTTTCATTCCCGGCCAGCGATCCTTTGTACTTGACCTTGATTGTATCAGATGCGGTCACTCCTGTCAAGGTTCCTGTTGTAGATCCGGCAGAAATAATTTCCTGTTCGGCCCCACCGTTTACAGATGCCCAGATACTCGGACCTGACGTCCCCAGCTTGAAGGGATAGTTGCCCGTGTCCGGTGCTGTCCAGTTGCCAGTGTATGTGTCTACGACGCTCACCACGCCCCAATTGTGGTCGCTCGCTAGTTCGGTAGACGCACAGTCGAAGTCGTAGTACAGGTCCTGTAGGGCCTCACGGACGACAGAGTATTCATCCGTATGGCGACAGGTGATACTCACCCGTAGATCTGTAGGGATTACACCGGCAGTGTTGGCCAGGATCTTGGTACGGCTGGCCAGGATTGTTCCGGTCTTGGTTACTGTAGCATAGTCAACGGTAAAAAGTAGAGTGTTGGCTCCACTGGGATCGTTGTAAACACGCATACGATACTGTGTAGTATTGTTTGCAGGGAATGTTGCGTCCAGGTCTTCAGCGTCAACGTCCAGTTGGGATACTTCATCGTAAATTCTCCAGTCTCTTCGGTTGAATTCGACCTCGATACCCTTGGTGTCCTCGGAGGACGCACTGTCCACGTCAAGGGATACTGTTCCTGTAGGGTATAGGGCACTGTTCAGTTCCAGGTTCGTAGGCGGATAGGGCCGACGTTCTCGGTATTGTGTCTCGATCTCGATCTCTGTCACGCCGGGATCGCTCTCAGAAATAACTGCTTGGTCACCGTCCCGGTAAGGCAGCATTCGGATGTCCACATGGTAACCCACAGGGAAGGCCGTGTCTGTTGTAGCACCGGCTCCCAGTAGGAAGAACACAGGGGCTCCCAGAGAGTGGACACGTTCGGCTGTATCCATCAAGCCACGGTAGCAGTTGTTCATCTGCACACCACCGGTGATGCCTGTGGCTGTGTGACAGTTGACAAACTCATCACCGATCAGTACCAGGTTCGTCAGGTCATTACCACATTCGAAGGCTCCGACCTGAAGCAACTCTGTCTCGTTCATATCAGTGGTGACCTGAATAGTAGTGGCACCAGGTTCGATATCAGCGGTCAATGTCCCAATGAATAGGAAGCCGTTCACTTGGCCAGCGTCATAGAACACACCACCAGAGGGATTGCTAGATCCATTACGTTGACGGACATAGAATCCAGACTCTTCACGGCCAGGGGCCACGGCTCCACACCAGATCTTATTTTCGGCCACGTACTCCTCACGTCGCGACATCGCATAAGGAATCTCGAAAGCAATTTGCTCATCCGCAGGGAACGGAATCAGGTTACGGCTAGGCACTGTCCACGATGTAGTGTCGGGGGCAGCGAACGAAGGGCTCGCGTAACTGAACACGTCCTGAACAACGTCAATACTGATCCGAGGCTCTTTGGGGTTGCCGTAATCTACCTTGATGATACGCATGGGTAGCTCGGTGATATCGAACTCGGAGCATGTGTACGTGAACAGGATGGGCTCACCCACGTAAGCGTTCCAGAAAGTACGGTTGACGACGAATCGACCCTTAGCCAGCGGATAGCTGTTGGATCTGATCTCACGCCAGGCCAGGGCATTGGCCAGGTCGTCGTCCTTGCAGCCAGGGAAGTTGTATGTCGCAGGCACCTTACGATTCTGCATCTGCATATTCGCACCATCTTGGGCAATCGCGTATCCGTCAGCATAGTCATTCGCTCTACGTTTGTATTGGGCTCTGATGCTGTTCTGTGTTCCTTCCCATGTGCCACGGCTGAACTCTTCCATCTCCAAGACTGTTGTGTTGTTGGCGACCTTAAGCCCAGAGGTGGAGTATCCGTCCCGGATCAGGGCGACGGTGTATTTACCTGTGGAGTTGTCCAACCGGAAACGGCAGTCAGCTTGCTTCTCAATCAGGCTAAGGATGTCACCAGCCTGGCGACCTTGTGCTAGGATGAGGCTCATCCCATTACCTTCCGTCGCTAGGATCTCACCAGCGGCAGCCAAGCCTGTCTTGTCAATATCACTGTCAGGATATCCATAGCCCCATCGGGAATCGGAAAGGATCTCGTAGGCCATGTTCATTCCATTGGCGTCATAAGTGTTCACAAGCCCAGAGCCGGATAGGGACAGACCGTTGGGAATGCGAGTGACTTCAAAAGCCCAAGGTTTGATGGAGGTGGACTCACCGACGTACACATTCTTAGCCAGGATGAAGGACATGCCACGGTAGGCAGGGCACGGGCTCTGCTGGGTGGCCAAGTAGGTATCCTGAGGCTGTGTAGTTGAGCCGATGTAAAAGGCCGCAGTACCTGTCAGATCCTTATGGCTGAGTGTGATGTCCCCGTTAGTGGTTTGATTACCGGACCAAGCTTCTTCTCCACCTACCCACACCTTACGCAACGCACACTCACCGTGCCCCAAGGCAAACTGAATACTGACATAGTACCGGTATCCCTTAACGAAGGTCTTGGAACTGAACATGGAGACCTTGATCTTTTCCTTGATCGGAATCACCCTCAAGTCACCGTACCAAATAACGTTGGGGCCTTCTACTTTATCCGTTCCCCACTGCAACTGCTGGACACGTCCTTCGGTCGCCGTAGGGAAGTTAAAGTCGTTCAGGGACGCAGGGCGGGCATCCTCAATCTGAGGATCAGGTGTCAGAAGTTGGCTGGCCACAAAAGATGCAGCCCACAATAGTAGGGTGAAGAAGAACATAGTTTATAGTCCTGTCTGAAAGATATTTTTAGTTGGAACGTAGGGACACCCACCGAAGTTCAAAGAGTTAGAGAACTTGGTATCACAGGTGCTGATACTACGATCACAGCCCGCATAGACGTTGACGGCCTTACCCACCACAGATTCGTAGAAGGGCAGGTTCAGGGTACAGTCGTCCCCGGTCTGGCTTAGGATTAGACGGAAGTCCAGGACACCGTAAGACATGTAGCCTCCGGTAGCCCATCCAGAGCCTTTGGCCGCACTGAGGCCGGACACTGTTGCTACGTTCGAGACGTGTGCCGTACAGGTGTTGGTGTGCTTGAATGAAGACGCAGACACTTGACAGTCAGAGTCGAACAGGGTGAAGTTACAACCGGCCTGGAACGTCCTGTCAGGGATTGTCTTGTCGAACGTGGCTGATAGCGGGATCACTGTCAAAGTGCTCTCAAAACCCTGCTCAGCGAACGACACGGACCGCACGACACCCTTGTACTTGATCTGCACATCGCCAAGACCTTCGGGCCGCTGGTACTCGTAGATCGTAAGTGTGGACAATTGCCCAGGAGCCACCTGGATAAAGTTCTGGCTATATGCATGATCGGCGGGGATATCGATGCTGAGGTTTTCCTGAGCACCTCCGATGTTTCCACGGGAGACCGCCAGGGGTGTATAGTCATCACCGCTGTAGTTGATGATCTCCCCGTAGATTTGGTTGTGGAATCGCCAGATGCTTGTACCCAGAGCCAGCACGTATAGTTCTACCGGCTGGCTCTGTTCCACACTTACTTCATAATCTTCATATGCCATTAGTCAAACACCTCTTTAGTCTGTACAAAACATTTAGCTTGTCCGAGTGCATTATAGTGAGTAATGACGATGTCGTCAACATTAATCCGAACTTTCTCCAAAAATTCACACCTTTCGATATCGTCCGGGTCGATGTCATACGGCCAAGCAACGTCTACAGTGATCTGCTCCTGAGCCGTGGAGATCTCCGCAGAGCCTACGATGTTACGGGTCAAGATCGTGCCGTCCTTCAAGTGCATACGGAAATAATCCTTTGGTGCCCGCTGGTACGCATTGGTCGTGTAGCCAATGTTGTCCATAACGAAAATGTTGCTGGCATTGTTCAGCGTCTGGTTGGGGATCAGGTCCTTGGAGAATGTCGGGATGTAGAACGACACCTGCTGTGCTCTCAGGTAGTGGAACAACTGACGAAGCTTCCACAGTTCCTCACGGTCGTTGGACTTGAATCCCTTAACACTGTTTCTTTTATTGTGTGCCCATTGGGACACTCGGTCAAATACGCCGGTCATGTTATCTACTACCAGGACCTTAGTCTCCAGGGCTTCATTCAGTACGTTACCCTCAACCATGTTGGGATCATCCAAGAAGACCTTAGAGTCGTAAGTGCTCCAACCGCTCGCGTCTGCAATGTCGTTGTCCACAGAGCCTACATCCAATCTCAGATTGAACGTCTGTTGGTTGTACAGGTTCTTGGCTGCTGCAACATTAGCATTCATCCAAGCAGTCATCAACGGCATGACATGAACCTTCTTATTACTTGAAGCGTAGGTCCCTGCGATCGCAGAGTCGAAGGTCAGTGACGTTGCCGTCATAGAGTCGATGAGCAATGCATCGTATGTGTACTCATCTTGGAAGATGATTGCGTGACCACCTACATAGAAGTTCGCATAGTCTGTTGTGTTTACATTAACAGTGAAGTCACCTGCTGTGATATCAGATGTCAAGAATGCAGGTTCGTGCCAAGCAGGGCAGGCGACAATCTTAGCCTGACGATCGAACAGGAGCATCTCAACCTTACGACGGTTGTCGTGTTGGATGGTCATCTCGAACATGGACCGAGGAGTCTTACGCATGGCAATACGTTGCTCGCTTCCGTCCACAGCTTCCAGGATCTTAGTGTCAAAGATCAAGTGCTCACGCATGGGAGTCTCAGGACGGATCGGCAGAAGCACGATACGTGACCCTGTGACGTATAGCGTGTAGTCG